GTTTCAGTTATTAGTTTATAAATAATGTTAAACAATTATCATCACAGTACCATTTGCCATTCCATTGTGTCGCAATAGTGGGATCAATCACTCTCATACATTGAGTGCATTCCTTCTCATAACAAATGCATGAGTGGATTGTACCACCGCAGTTGCAACATTCCCTGTCATCAGCGCCCTCTTGCCATATATCGGCTTCGTGTAGATCAGTCATTGCTTTTGTTTATTAATTTGAAGGTGTCTCTACAATTCTGTTTATTAATTGATTTGATTGTTTCTCTGTAATGGCGTATATCTGCTCTATCCTCGCCCAATTCACGTTTAATCGTATCTAATGCACTATTCAAATCTGATAGCAACTTATCCCTCTGCGCCTCTGCTATAAATCTGTGAGCAATAGCGTTGTCGGAAAGGATTTTGAGTTCATCCCTCTGCCTCTTTGCCTTTGACTTTTCGGAAAGGGCTTGGTCGCAAATTATACGGAGTTCGTTGAATTGCTTTTTTAGGGTGTCGTATTTTTTTCCGAGTTCTGATAAGTCGTGGGGGTGTTTTATATGTGTCATTGTTTTTGTTTTAGCTCTTCATCGGGACTGTTGACAATCGTTGGTTTAATTTTGTAGTAACTTCTTTTTCTCTTTTTGTTTCACATTTTTTATGTATCCCCCATTTAGTTCCGTTGTATTTCACACCTTTACCGCATCTTGCACATTTTGTTTTCATAACTTTCAGTTTTTACCTCCTTATACGTACTTGGTAACAAAAGGTTACAATTAAGTTCAAAAAAATTTATACCCAGCCCCCTTGTACCTTCTTATATCCCCTATTAATTAATTCAAATGTCATTAATCGGTCTGATAATTCGCCTTTAGGTAATCTGTACCTCCATTCCTTACGCAAATCTGCTTTAATGTCATCAAATTCATTCAGCATATCAAGGAATGCTTCCTCTATTGTCATGGGTTTAATAAGTTCTTTTTTCATTTCAAATAGTTTAACGATGCGAAGTAACGTAAGGTTACAATAGCATCCTAATTTATTCGCATTTATTTTTTCGATATTCGTTGAACAGGCAAAATCGCATGACGAATATTATTAGAGTTTAAAACATACAATCCCTATCCTTGCACCCCTGTATTGAGCAAGTTTGATTAGCAATTAGAACTACCACCCCTTCATAATGAATGAACATAGAGTTCGCTTTTATTCATTATTAAGCTAAAATGGCTTTTCTTTATTCACCAAGTTAGCGACTTAGTTCCCCCTTTATTTATCACCCGCAAAAGCAACGAGGGTGCATAATGACCGGGTTGTGGGATTGAACACATTGCCCGGATTAGGGTTTAACTACTATTTCAGTTGAGGTTTTTTGGATTCATCAGTCCCTTTGATTCGGTCAACTCTAGAAATAACACCGAACCATATTTTGCAAATATAATAAAAAGGAAAACCGCCAATGCAATAAGTTTGAGAACTTATCAACAATGACGGCTGTGTATTTTCCCGACCTGATGAATCAGCACAAAGAAACAAAATTAAATTATGTAAAACAACTATTTTTTAATCTTTTTCTTTCCAGCTTGTAATGAAACTCATGCCTAAAGAATATAATACGCCTATCCCTACAAGTGCCAAAGTCCATTTATCCAAGCCGTTTTTTTGAATAAGAAACAGGGCAATAGTTAAGATAGCACCTGTTCCGGTGAAGTTTAATACCCTTTTGGAACTGATACTAACACCCCTGCGGACGGTTTCTCGAATAAAAGAAGTATCACTGTCCCTAACCTTGTCCTTTATTAAAGACAGGGCGGTATTTGCAAGTCCCTCTGCGGGATTAGCTACGTTTTTTGTGAATAATGATAGTAGTTTTTTCATAATAATTGTTTTAAGTTAAGTTTTTTCTATCTCAATGTGCGGGGTGTCGTCAAAACTTTGTTCAAGTATCTCATTATCTCGATCAAAGTTAGCTCCCCAACGTACCTTGTGGCTTATTCTCCCTTCGTTTAAGAGGCGATTAGCTACTGCGGTGATAACTCCGCCCAAATATACTAAATAAGTTGTATTAAACGCTAATTTGGGCTTGCTTTTTACATAAGCATAATAATCAAACGCCATTGAGGGTTGGTAGTTGTGCTTTCCTTTTATCTTAATACCGTCAATCTTTGACTTTCCAGTGTTAAAGTATTCCAATTGCTTTTCTACGCTACGGTGTCCTTCGCTTACTCCAAAATCTACCATGCTGACCTTTAAACTTTCCTCTGCGATTAGTTGTAAGTCGGGATGACAACTTGCTAACTTAGTTTTGCTTCTATTTCCAAATTGATAACTCATTTGATTTTCTTTTTGATTAAATCATATAATAACTTAGCAAACAAACCACCAAAAGCACCGATAAATCCTAAAATAAACGCCATGCCAATATCACCGATCCAGCCGAAAGTAACTGTTGTAAAGATATAACCTGATAATGAAAATTTAAGGTGTTCCATTAAAATATTGCGTATCTGGTGTTTAGATAATTTCGTATATCAGTTCTATCAGCAGCACTAACATCTGCATTGTAAACTATAAACTCAGCTATCTTACCTGTAAGAAAGTTTGCAGGGGCGCTGTTTGCTCCGAAACGAATATTTGCAAGACTTAATATACCAGCATCGCCAATCACCAGTGATGTGCCATCGATAAATAATTCTGAATTTACACCATCATATGTACCTTCGTAAATATGTGGATTCGTGTCAATAAACGGAGTGTTTAAAGAAACATTCGCATTAATACTAATATTGCCACCTGACTTGAATAGTGCGTTCCTCTGCGCCCCGCCAGTTTCAAAAAACATTATCTCTATTGCAGCAACACCAAAGTTGCTTACAATAAATATAGTATTAGGTTGTATTATATTAGCACTGAAGTTAGGCGTATCTAAAAAATCATTTCCGCCAAAACTAACAGTTGATCGGTTGTTATAAACAGGGTCGCTTACTATGTGAGTGGGTCTGTTCGCTCCTGCGCCTTGTCCGAGCCTAAATACACCCCTGAATGTTCCGTTGAAAAAATCCCAAAACTCTACCAACCCTCCCACAGCGTTTATCCCCTGATCCGCCCTTGTCCATACCGCCAAATTGGCTACATCAGAAGGCAAAAAGCCGTCAAACCTTCGCCTACGCCTGTCATTATTACGATCCACTGTTATAAACTCTTACGCTACCACCGTTTAACTTGATAGCAGTTATTCTCTGACGGTTATACCCCATCCTGATTAATTCTCCTTTGACATGACCCGAAGCATTAAAAGTGGGTTCACCGCCTGTCGAAACCATTTCAACAGATGCCGCCCAAGCTAATGTCGTGTCATTTTTTGTTTGCATATTAGCGGTATCAAATCCTGTTAAATCCTCTAATACTTCGACAATATCACCATCCAAACCCGTGTGAAGGGCTGTGTCTGATATTTTTATTCCTCCTTGTTGATAGCTCATAATTTTAAGTTAATTGTCTTATTGTTATACTTCCCTGAATATCCTCATTTGAACCTAATGGACGAACACATAAAACAATTTCATCTGGCGTCCCGTCTATTAATGACCCAAGTCGTAATTCATTTATAATCTCAGCAGTAGCAGGTGCAGCATTGATAGAAAATCCACCCGACATGGGTGTTCCATTGGTAACCGTATTTGCTGTTACCCCTCTTGCTACTTGTAGAGCCGAATTGACAAAGTTTGCATAAGCAAAAGCCCCCGCAACAGTTGGATTGAACATTAAAATCCACTCAAAATCATCATTTGTTTCTGAAATCATAGTGGTATTTATTATCTCTATATCTGCTGCTAAATGAGTCGGTCTTAATCTTATACCCACAACTGCATATATGGTATTAGCAACATTAGCGTCTACATGAGTGCCGTCAGTAGATAGATAATGAATCGCTCCTGTGTCATGCTGTCCTCCCTCTGATATTACGGTACTGCAAATATCCTCAAAAGTAGAAGCTGCCCCCGAACCATCATTAGAAATCTCTGCCCTGACAGGAAGGTTCGGAGTAGACATATAAGCCACATCCAAAGAATTAGCGTTATTCAATTCATGGCATATATGAGGAATACCGTCTACAACAAGTCCGTATCTTACCCTTCCCACTGATAACCACTCGAAATCTATAAAAAAGATTTGCGACTTGGAAAGATCTAAATTAATGCCGGAAGGGTTACCCGCGCCACCTGTTCCGTCTAATTTGTCAGTATTCCAGTTGGCTTGTGTTACTGCCACATCCACAGCCGCCCCCGTTGCAAAAGACCTGCGAACCACTGAAAGTATAGTCCCTGATTGTTGAAAAAACAAACCATTTGATTCATCAAATAGACCCTTTCTCCGGGTTATCCCTGCTGCATTTGCACCGAAAATTGCTGTAAATACGCATAATTGACTTTTACCCGGCTGATAATTAAACCTTTCCCGGGTCTGCCTAACTCTTACCCCTACTGTTGTGTTGCTTACTGAAAGCGTAGTGCTTGCACGGTCTACGTCAAAAGCTGTTGCCGTTCCCGCTCCCGAAGTTTGCTGATTGTCAAAGAACAAAGGAAAGTTCTCCACGTTATTTGCTATGTCGGCATCATCAAATATCTGTTTGGAATCAAAAAGAGTTTGAGGGTTGGAAACTCTTAACCTTGCAAAAGCGTCTATCGCCATTGAATCGGCAAAAGAGAATCCATGCTCAGGGGTATGCACCCCACCCTTGTCTTTGGCTTTAATGGTGCGGGTTATTCCGTTACCGTCTTTTATTGCTAAATTATCTGCCATTGTTATAATATTAAGTATTGTGAATCACAAGCAAAACTAAAATCTAATAGCTCAGGACATATAACAGGCGATGCCGTTATGCCCCCTGCCGTAGCTACTATGCAATCAAATGATGTTGAACCTATTACAAAAGGAACTAAATTCTCCCTTGTCGCATCTGTAAAAATCTGAATCTCTACCGCCCCAAAAAATTCCGTCCATGTCTGAGTGATAGTAAACTCACCGCTTGCATCTGTTAGTACGGTGAGTTGTGTAACGATGTCAAACTTGTCTATCAGGTTTAAAAAGAACACCGTATTTGGTGGCAAACCCAAAGAGAAAGTCAAAACATCGTTACACTTCCCGTAACTAAATTCAAAACAGACATCACACGTAGGAGTTATATCGTTACAAAACCCCATTAGTTGATACCGATGCACCTGTCAAATACACCTGTTGGCTGATCTGACGGACACGGTATGTCTTCCTGTGTGAACTTAGCTTGTACATTCCATATTACGCTTTGCTTTTTGTCTTCTGCAATAGGTGCTTTAGGGATAAACATAGCTACATTATCTGATAAATGAACCTGCGTTTCTGTTCGGTAGCCAACTTTCCATTCCTTACTCCTTTTTATATCGTTCCAAAAGTTGCAGTTAGCTTTATAGTTTGGCTCGAAAAAATTAAGCACGTGTTCATAACCGTCTAATGTTTCCAATGTATCACCAAAGCCGGGCTGTACGTTCTCGTTGGATTCAAAACTGCCCCGTGTAAATGGAAATACAAAAATGTCTTTTGCGTTTAACCCCGCTGTCCATTCTGAGGTATCGGTTATGTCCGTGAAGGAAAAAGTATTTTTAACTATAAAAACACCCCTGACATCGCCCAACTCTTTAGTCGGGCAATCGGTACATACCGGGTCGGCTTGGGATGTAGTACATCCCGGATAATAAACTGACATAATTTTTTGTTTTAAAGTTTACTATTCGCAAATCTCTATACAAGTCGTCCATGTCTTTGTTACCACCTGGTAACTTAAAGAAAACAGTATGTCTGAGGGTTTGGTCCCAACCTCAGTATTAAACTCTGAGTTCCATACTTCCTCTTTGTTAAGATTGAATTCTCCTTGTATGATATTTGCGCCTACTAATGAATTAGCTGTAAGGAATGCCGATCCTAATTCTACGGGCATGCCTAAGTTAATTCCGGTTATAATATCTTCCTTATTAAGTTTTAATCTCTGTCGGTCTCCCATGACCACTAAAACCATATTAGCCGTTTCCTCCCTTATCACCCTGTCTCCAAAATCTGCCTCTATCTCTGTTACCGTACTCGTTAAATGCCTGTGATATAACTCAAATGGGTAACTGTCATCTATTGTTAATTTCGTTTCATCACCACTGTTATCAATTATTGCAGGTATTGTCTGCCTTATTTCTTTTTTATCCACCTTAGTAATGAGTTCTGCAATGCCTGAGAAGCGCCCCTTTTGAAACTTCTTGCTATCAAACTGTCCACCGGCTTGTGTCAGGCGGGTATTAATCTCTGCTACTATTTGATGTAACTTTGCCATTTTCTAATCAAGTTTTTTCTTTATCTCTTTGCTTATAATTCTCACAATGGCTTGGTTATCGCTTACAGTGATCCCCCAGATGTTACCAAACCTATCTTCAAGCCAGCCATGTAAATTACTTCCGTAAGAAGTTAAAAACCCTACTCCCCATCCACCTGAGATCGCTGCTGCCTGAAATTCCGTGCTTAACTGTCCTGTAAAGCTCAAATCCACCTTACTTATTTGTTTTGCACTACCTCCTTTTGGATTCTGTCTACGTTTTGCATAGGAACGTGAATAAGCCCCTTGTCTGGGTGTCTTACGTGAGGGTTTAAATGTTATGTTAGCTCCTGATACATCTTTGCTTTCATTGTGTATTCTTCTTGTATTTGAACTTGCTAAATCCACTGCAATACCCCTTAACATATCATCTTGATTTTTTAGTCCTCTCAATTTTACATTGAGTTTATCAACTACTACCCCCATGTTTGATTTATAACTCATATTATTGCTTCATCATATCTTACCGGCTCATTGCATACCAGGCAATAATCGTTAAGATTAAGGTTAATTCCATCCACTGCCATTGTCAACTCCCCATCGTCTAAGGTTTGTATTACCTCTCCATCCTCATTTAATACCTGCCCGTTATATTTCCGGGTAAATAATTGTAGTAATTCCTTTGCCTTATTACGATCATAAGCAGTAAATTCATTCAACCTTGATGTATAAAGACGCTCAGTCATTAATTCCATGCCTAAGAGATACCACAGAGCCGTAGTGAACGATTCTTTATTGTTACATACAAAACCGTCAAACGAACATATAACGCTCCATATCCCGCTTAACCCGAAAAGATCATCACCGAAAGTAATATCACTCGCTGTTATGGTGGTTGCGATAGTCGCCTGCGTGGCCCTTAACTCTGCGTTCCTGTTACTCCCGCCACAACCGTAACAAACCACCGTACAACCGTCCTGAGACCTGTTAATTCCATTTCGTAAGTCGGTTACATCAAAGTTCACCCCCGCTAAAAGAGTGGCATCATAAGCTACAAACAGTCGCCTTTGCGTAAAAGTTTGGTAGATGTTAATAGTAGTCCAGCCGATTGCTGAAGGTGCGGGAACCGCCTGGGTAAAAAGTTCTGTTCCCGTTAGAATGTCAAAGACCTTTATAGTGGTGGCATTTGTAGATGTAAAGTATAGAGATAAAGTTTGAATGTAGATCGTCTCTAAATTAGAATAAGCAAAATTATCATCGGTACGATCAAGTTCTAAAGTAAACCCACGATATTCTGCTACTGCCGGTGTCGTAGAAGTGGTGTCAATATCTCTTTCAAGATCAATGCTTTGGGTGATGTTCTTTAACTTGTAGCGTTCCTTAAATTCAGCGTTAATGTCTGTTTTAAACTTCCTTATGGCTCTTTCCTGTACATCGTCCCATACCCCGTTGAAATCAACTTGCTGTTCGTCAGCGAGCTTGTCAATCATTTCCAACTCTATTCCCGGAAGTTGGTTAATGAATATACCACTGTTAGGGGTTGTCGTAGTGCAGCCCTCAACTCCAATATGTCCCGTTAAACAGTTTAAACTCATATTTTTTAAAAAACCCTCTTACCCCAAACCTAAAGGCAGAGATAAGAGGGTTTAGAAATTTGTTACTGAATTTTATACGTTGGTAAAGTTGTACCTGTAAGTACCCCTGTTACCTGTTAACCTGTCTGTTGCCCTGTAAGCTCCCGGATTTATCAAGTGTAATCCGCACTCTTTAGAGATTATCAGAGACCAGCCCTTACTTACTGTGGTTGATGTACCATAATAAGCATCTGTTTCAGTTGTCGGACATGGGCGATAAATTAATTGAGCGTCAAACTCTACCATCCTTACCCTGTCGCTTACCTGCATAGGTAAGAAGAAAGTAAAGAAGAAATCAGCCCCTTTTAATCCACCTTTGAAACCCTTGTAGTTCATATATTCTACCAACTGAGCGCTTTCTGGCTCAAGCACGAGCGACTCGTTTGCGCCCAGCGCCACCGCTACACGGGGGTCTTGGAAAAACTCAAATCCGTTAGCCAAAATAGGTGTGTTCATTCCTGATTGGTCAAGACCTTTAGCTTGTTGCTGGAGCATGTGATTATGAATTAGTCCAGTACCTACCATCTTGGGTTTACCGGTACTTTCGTTTAGGTCATAATCTGTCAACACCTGTGTCAATCCCTGGTTCAAAGGGTTGTTAGTAGTATTCAGAACAAGGTTAATGTTTTGAGCAGCGTTATTACCTGACCTTTGGTTTACACCGATGCCGGCTGCCTGAAGCACCCACAAGTCCTGATTGATCGCTGAAAGCAAAGCGTCTGCACCCGTTTTAATAGAAGTTAAAAACTCATCCATTAAAGGTGTTGACGGAGTGCCTACGTTAGCTGAGGCACTTGCTTGCGTTGGATAGAGGGCGATTGTTTCGTCCTCAATGTGAATACCCAACTGTCGATAAATACCCAAAGCTACTGTACGCTCCTGGTAAACAGGTACGTTGGTTTGGTCGCAACTGCGAGTAGTGTCGGTATGAGCGACATTAAAGCGTTGCCTTGATTTGATAATTACTGTACGCCTGTGTCCTTCATTAGCGGGGTCGTTTAACCTTACGACCTTAGCGTTTTTGTTAGACAATAGCATATTGAGATAACCCTGCCAGTTAAGTTTAAATTCGGGGGTATTCTCTACTGTGATTTTTGCGACATGCTTGGTTAAGCTGTCGGCAAATCCTAATCCTCCTGCCATAATATTTTAAGATTGTGCGGGCTGTGCTTCACCCAACGTTTGTAATGACCCAACGTGTTCTATGGCAATCCTGCTCGCTTCCGTATTGTCAAGCTTCCCGTTACCTGCTGGTGCAGGTGGAACTGCTGGAGTTCCGGGAGTTGGTGGAGTGAGAGGAGTGTCGGACACTTTGAGTAACTTATGCTCTGCGAGTACCGCATCAGCCAAATCTTTTGGAGTTACTTCTTTGTTGTCTTTGAAATATTTGGTATAATCACCGTTTTCAAGTTTGGTTTTTAGTACCAAATTTCCATTGTCATTGACAACCTCTACTCCCAATTTTGTAAGTTCACTGTTAAACAGCGATGAAGCTGTTAATATATTTACGTCTTTAGAAACATCTAAAGCGTAATCATAATTTGAAAATAAACTGTTTTTGTGTAAGTCAAGTATCTTGTTTTCGTAGCTGTCAACCTTAGCTTGGTGGTCGGTTGAAGATACGGTACTTTCTCTAAGTCCTGAGAGTTCACCGTTCAGGTCGTCAATAGTTTTCTGAAGCTCTGCCTTTGCGCCCTTGTCATCTGTTGTGCCTTTGGACTCTTCCAATGTTTTAATAGCGGCTGCATGTGCCTCTGAAACATGTTTAGCAAACAAATCCATACGGTTGTAAGTTCCTTTAGTAGTTTTCAAAGTTTCTATGAAAGTGTCATCGGCATTAAAGATGTCTTTCGCTAACGCTCCGAGTTTGTCATCCACAGCATTAAGCGATTCAGCTTTTAACTTATTGACTATCTCAGGGTTGTTCAAAGCAGCGTCCATTGTCATAAGTTTGCTTAGAATTGCTGTCGAAAAATCGTCAGCAACTTCGGCTGTCGCTACCTCTTTAACTGCTAATAATTTGACAAGGTGTTCGTTATCTTCGGGCACACCTGCCATTTTCGCTAATGAGTTTATAAATTCTCCTGCTAACATAATATATGGGTTTGTTGGTTACTATAACAATTCATTAAGGCGCTCTCTCGCTGCATCTTTTACCGTTTTACGGGCTTCGCCTTTCATTACAATTCCGATTTCTTCAATAGTTCGTTTTGGCTTGTTAATCCATTCGATAAGTTCTCCTGCTGTTACCTTATTGTCTTTTAATATCTTGCCTAATAGGGATGCTTTGGTGTTTACAGGGGTGGCTACTTTCGGTGCAGGGGCTTCCGGTTGGTTGACGGCTGGTGCTGTCTTTGGATATTCAACCCTGATAATATCCTTCTCCATTTGTCGCATTGTGTCGGCTAAGTGTATGCGAGGGGTTACATAAGAAAGTCCCTCTTTGGGGTAAATTCGCACTTGATCGGGTGCTAATGTTTCAGGCATGGGATAAGTTTTTATTGATTATTTACGTCAAAAATATAATTAAAGTTGTTTGTTTTTAACAAAATAGGTGTATATTTGCGGTAATTACTGTTAAAAAATGCAACGAGCAAGCATAAAAGAATGTTCTACATATACCGTCCAGCTTTGTAAAGCGGAGAAAGAAACGGTTAAACAGATACAAGACGAATATAGGGAAAGGACGGGTAACTATCTGTCAATCCCCAGAACAATCAAACAAATCATAAAAGAATGGAAAACGACAAAATGATATTATTCTCTGACTATTTAGAAGATAAAAAAGAACTTAGAAGAAATATTGAAGGTTTGTTACATAGATTCCTTAATAAATACCCTGTTAAGATAATTGAATTGCCTGTTAAATCTGCTCCGGGCCTTGGTGATACTGCTTGCATATTTAACGGAATTGAAATAATTGTAAAATAATGTTAATAGTAATACAACAAAAAGGGGATAAGTGGCACGTAGTTTATACGCTAAACGGAAAAGTCCTAAGCGTGTTGCATGACACTTGGGATGAGTTACTAAAGGAATTATCTAATAAAGAAACCATTGAAAAGGCCCTTACTTCACACTCGAATACCGATAATGATAAATAGGTCGGTCAATCATTTCCTCTGTAACCAATAGCCCTGAATTTCTGATTTGCAAAGCCCAGTCAGTATCTTCGCCATGATTGGTTTCGGGAAATCTGAATTGTTTGGCTATACTTGACCGGATAGGGTTAAGGTGGTTAGGTGGTCGGTAAAAGATATTACATTGTTCAAAATAGCCCCAATGTCTTAGAGAGTGTTCAAATCTTTTCTTATTAAACCCGTCTGTGTTCATTATGCCTATCATCTGTACAACGTCAGGATTTGTTTCAAGGGCTTTTAAAATGATGCTTATGTACTCTTTATCTATCCAGTCATCATCGTCCACATAACAAAGCCATTCGCCTTTAGCATGATCTAAAAGCCAGTTACGTTTCTCTCCTATGCTCATTTCTCCGGCATCGCATTTAGATAGTACCTGTACGTCAACCCCCTCTGTTTGACTGTTTAACTCTGCCATTAAAACCTTAAACCGGGTTTCTCGCTTCTCTATCGTACAAATAAGGACGGAAAACTGAATCATTTTGCCTCTGTTATTTTGGGATCAAAGATATACGTATGTAATATTTTGTCTATCTTATATTGAGTTTTTGCTCTCTGCCACAGAGGTTTTAGCCAGCCGGAATCTTCACCGTACATTAAATCAGGGAATTTTACCCTTTTGCCGAGAGATGACTTCCATGCACAACAGATAAAGGGCTTGCGCTTTGTAACCTTATTGGGAGTAAATTGTTCGTTATGGTTTTTTAGATCGAAATCTATTATCCCTTTCATGTCGCCTATGATCGCTCTCTGCTTAAATACTATCACATCGGGATTGCCTTTCATTCCTTTTAGTATCTCTTTGATAAAGTCATCGCTTACATCGTCATCGTCATCTACAAAACACATATACTCTCCGTTTACAAGTATCTTCAGAGCGTCCCTTTTTGCCCCTATGCTTCGCTTTTTGTTGTCTATAAGCCCCAATACCTCTACGTCTTTAGTGGCTTGTTTATCTAACTTATTGTAAATCTTTTGAAACTTCTCCCAACGTGAAGGTATTGCGGGGATCAGGACGGTCAATTTTAGCGACATAAGATTATATTTTCACCATTACTATATATTTCCTTCCATCCCGCCATGTACGAATTGACCTCTTTTCGATATTGATAACTACATTCTAAACATATCATCCCAACACTATAAAGATCAATCTGTTTTAAGATGTCAATTCCCAGCCGGTCATTTTCTACGTCAATGCTTACGAAGTTGAATTGTTTGTACTTGCTCTTTTTCAGCAAGTCATTCAAAGTATAGAATTGAGTAGGAACTTTGGTAAAAACAGAGTTGTAATTTTCAATCCACTTCTTTACATGGGCCGGGTCGGTAGAACTCAAAGCATCACCGTTAGAATCAAACAAATTAAAAATACCCGTTTTGTTACCGATAGCGCAATTATACACTTCTACTTCAGTATCTTTGTAAAACTCTGCTAAAGTAGGATAACAGTTCTTAGACGGCTCAATACACACCCCTTTCCATCCTCTTTCATATAACGCCCGGACATTACTAAATATTTCAGGATGATATGATCCGATGTCTAAGAATACCCCGCTATCACCGAAGTAACTAAGGATATGTTTTTCTTCTTCTCTTTGGCTAAACATTTTTTATTCCTAATTTATTAAATTGTGCTTTTGTGATAAATGAACTACTTTTAATCTTTTTGAGTACACAATATATGTTCCAGCCGTCCGTTGTGTTACCCATTGCCGGATGCTCTCCGAGTTCTATTATCTCATACCCCTGCGCTTTGGCTAAGTTTCTATAAAATTCCTCTGTGCAATACCAATGTCCGTGTCCTTTCCAGTTACCTGTTTTGGGGTTTTCTGAAATGATGTAACCGCCTGTTTTGCAGAAATTATATTTATTGAACCAACAATTATAAATATTCTTAACGTGTTCGGATGTTCCAAAGTCGGTAACAATATCAAAATTTGACGGAGGAAATAATATACTTATATCGCAGAGCTTTTTCCATAATTTCCATTTTTTACCCAAATCTAATTTAAAAGCCCCGTCCTCTCCATTTAGGTCGATACTTATATGCTCAAACCCCATCTTCTCAAACATTGGCTTTGCGGGTTTGCCGTAGTCATCCCCGAAGTAAATAGTTTGATTGCCTAATTCAAGCATCTGGTCGCCTGTTTTGGCGTACTTCATTAGCAGATCGTAGCTATATTTAGTTAATCCCATTTGCTATTTCTTTTATTAAATCAGTAACAGTTACAAAATTATCATTAAATACATTCGTCCAGATGCCAAAGTCAATAAGATATATCATCCTGTTTTTTACATGAATGTTTTTATGATGCGGGGGGATAGGATTGTCTTTGCCCACTAAATCCTGATGATAGATACTACATTTGTGTAGCGTTTCTTCGATCTCGGCACATTGTTTTTCCCAGTTCTTTGGCAGGTTTTTCTTTGTTAACGGCTCACCGCAATATGTCATCCATATAATTCTATCTTTACATATACTGACCTTTATAACTTGCGGAAAATGCTTTTTACCTTTAAGTAGTTTTAATGCCTTTATCTCATTCTCCCAATGTGATTTTATTTTCCTGTCGGCATATTTTACTTCGTCTGGTAAATAAACCTTCTTAATAATTCCATTCTCCAAATATACATTTGACACCATTCCTTTCATTTCTGATAATGTATAAACGGTCTTATAAGTTCCCTGTCTCTGACCTTTTTGGATTCTATTTGAGTTAAATTAGTGTCTAAATATGAAGTTAAAGGCGACCAGTAGCTATTGGGTTCTTTGAGTGTAGAGTTTGGTAGGTGGTAACCTGTCGGGTGTCCTTCTAAGAACAGATGACCGTTAGGGTTTAACATACTTATAAGGCATTTACCAAACTCCACCATTGGCATATCTGCGTAAATATGAAAGGCCAGGCAGAGAATTACATCAAATTTCTGATTAAGGCATTTAAAATCCTGATGTGCGAGGTTGCAATTAGTAATAGTATGGGATAGCATCTCCCGTACCCCTATGTCTATCTGTTTTTTATCGCTGTCTATTCCGAGATAGTGTTGAATATGCGGAGAGAGAAACACCCCAAAGAACCCCCTGTTGCAGCCCAAATCCAGCACTAACGAGTCCTTTGTAACATAATTCATTATGCCATAGTCCTTTACCCTGTCGGGAATAGAACGGTTGGCTTTGGCTGCTTCGCCCTTAGTACCCGTTTCTAAGCATTGATAGTCGGAAAACATATTAAATCCCATAGTTAGATTCCTTGAGCGTACATGACTGCGGTTTCGGGTGGTTCTCCGTAAGGTTCACCTACATAAACCATTAAAGTATGCTCAGGATATGCAGTCATCTTTAATTGATTTGCAATAACGCTTCCGCACAGCATATCATGTCTCGTACCTTTGCATCGAGGGTCTGAAGATACGCAATTATTGTCATTATTCCAAGGTCCTTTAAATTGTCCGTCTAACATTGCTTGTCGCCAGCGTTTAAAAAACTCTGCTGCAATAGGCACATCAAAATCCAAAGCCAAAAAGCCCCCGTTTCCATACATTTCAAGTTTCATAGCTTCGTCTCTCGTTACTCCAAAATATACTAATTGTTTATCGCTTGACCATGTACCACACAAATGTCCCGCATATTGTTTAACATACCCGTGTTTTTCTAATGCTTCCCAAATAGGATCAAGGGGTTTTATAGCCCAAATAGAGGCGTCCACCCAAAGGATTTTAGTATAGCCGGCTTTCAATGCCTGTTCAAAAGCATAGATTTTAAAGGCATACGGATTGTCTTTGTGGACTGGTGAGCCGATTGATTCTTCTTTTGTCCAGCTTAGAAAAGTGCCGTCAAATCCTACATCTAATAATGACTTATGCAGGCGGTCTTGACCTACTACGTAACGTCCTGATGCGAAGTTAATTATTGCTGTTTTCATTTTTTTCTGCAATTATGGTAATTCCATGCAAAGAAATTAATTTACCTCCTTCACTATTGTTATATAAAACAGACATAAAATCCCTATCTTTAACATCGCTTTCCCAATATTCTTCTTCGTATTCTTCTTTTTTTGCTTTGTTATGAAATGATTTTAAATCAGCCAAATACTGCCCAGTTAATAACGAAAAAAGATCGTCTTTGTCTTTGATTAAAACTTTTTTATCACCATTAATGGCATAAAAATTATACTGTTTGAAAAAATCAATAGTTCTCATTTTGGTTTTCCATATTTGTTCATGTTATCAACTGCAAATTCTATATGTCCATCACTTAATCCATGCAATATAGTATCTTTATCTGCGTCTTTCTTTAATTTCTCAATAAATTTTACTGAATAAGCTCCTGAATGTCTTTTTGACCAGTTGCCATTAACTTTTACTTGAACCCAACCATTAGATAGTAAATGTATTTCGTTTATTTTCATTTTGGAAACCCTTTAGCTTTACGTTGTTCATAAATTTCTTTATCCATGTTAAAATATGCCTCGTTCCTGTCGTAAAGTTTATCTCTTTTGGTTTGAGGATTGTTGGCAAAATGCTCATGCTTAAAAAGAACGGTGGTAAAGTAAGTCATTTTATCTAATCCCTTTGCTACATTAGTGAACTCCTCATCGCAAAACAAACTATTGTAGTCAGGATGATATATAAATCCGAAACGGTCATAGTAAGCCCTGCCAATAATACAAAGAGTACAAATCCTGTCCTGATAACCGTCATTAAACCACAGGCATCCGTCAGTATCGGGATAGTATTTAGCCATTGCCTGACGTATTATTTCGTCCCATCCCTCTATTTGGGGTATCATATCATCGCTCATAAGTACAACGATGTCCCATGATAGAGATATTTCCTCCATTGTTTTTGTAAAAACATCAATATCTCTATTGCAGGCATGGATTTTATTATTGCTTAACCCGCCATATAATATAGGGAAATGAGAAAGCCCCTTCATGCCGTAATAATTGTCAAATTTCTTTTTTAATTCGTCCTTTGTGGGGTCGTCATTGTCAACAGTAATAAGATAAAATATATCGTCTCCATTAGATGCTGTTGTCCAAAGTTTATGAAAGACCTTAATACATTGTTCGGGGCGTTCCCTTGTAGGGAATTTAATTAATAGCTTTAATGGTTTCATAGTGATTCGGGTTTTAATATTGTCATTCCTACGGGTTGCATCGGTTGTCCCCCTGTTATTTGTTTCCAATAAATACGCCCAGTTTTCTTTACTTGCTCTTTTTCTTCATTATCTAATTCAAAGCAGAAAATCAGTGAACCTTCTTTTTCATTGTGATAAGCGGGTAGCGTTTCGTACTGTTCTTGTTTTTCCGCTATTTTTACATTGTGTCCTTTAAATGCTATTGCTTTCATAGTTTAGTTTTTATAATATAAGGTCGCCCCCTCATAAACAAACCGCAAAACCGTGAAGGGTAGTTGTCTGTCTAATCAGGGGCGTTATTTGAGTTAGGGATTTCAATTAAAAATTGATTTGTTTTTCTTCTTTAGTGTCTTTTTTAAGCTGTAAAGCTCGCTGCTCAATTTATAAGTTTTCTCCTGCCAAACTGCAAGTTCTTTATTAAAGTTTTTGATTTCGTTATCATCAATACCGTTTTTTGAGTATATGACAATCCCGTGTCTTGTTCTGCCTCCCGGACCGCCTGTAAAATAACTATCATGTTCAATCCATAGTTTATTTTCCTTAAATGCTTTTTCCATTTCGACAAATCGGTTAAATTCGTCTAATTCTATTATTATTTGTGGTTTCATAATTAATAAACCCGACTTAGAATATCAAACGGTATCGTAACAGAAACCGCACCAATCCTTTCGGGTATGGTATTCGTATCGGGATTTTTTAATGGATTTTTCATGTTACGATTTTGTTTTGATATTGCAAAGATAATCATTATATTTTTACATCCTAATAATATTTTTCCGGCTCGCAAACGGTTCCTGATTAAAACATAGGGATTTCTTCTTCAGAAATACCGAGGTTTTGAGCAGGAATGAAAGGAAAATGCACTGCTACAAGTGTCCCTTGTGCGGCTATTTAACATAAAATTTGGTTATAGGGCTTAGTACGTTCTATAACCCATATTATGTTAATATAGCTCAGCGCTATTCAGCCCGGTAATTGCTAACTTTTCATAGCAATTATTCCGACCTTAGTCGGAAAGGGTTGAATAGCGAAGCGCAGGTGGCTCAGGAATAAATTAGACGTACTTCTACGCACTTCTTTACGTAAAAGTACGCAAAAAGATTGCGTAAATATACGCTTGTTTTATTTGTACCGATTGCCTACTTTTGTATTATTGTTCTTTGAACCTTACTTATGTAGGGAAAAATGTTAATCTGGTTTTGTACTAAAATCGCCTTTTATAAATTAATCCAACCAGAAGGAATAGCGTAGGTTGTTCCTGTGGATTATATAGGTGTTTGGCGATACCTTGTACAAGCAGGATGCAGTCCTGCGCTTTTTTATTTTATAAGCAAGGGTGAAAATTTCACCGCAACATAGTACTAATAATTTTAAAAACCAAACTATTATGAAAACAACAATCTTGCTTTTACTGTTATCTCTTTTTAGTTGTAAGAAAGAAGAAACACCATCACCTGCGGTATCACCCGCACCACTACCCGATAAAATATTCAGCGTGAGAATGTACGAAACACAAACTAAACCCTGGATGGATTCATTTAATCAGAATTGGTTTGTAACTTATAATCTTACAACAACAGGCACACCAGCTACGGCAATAGATATGTACTGGCTACGTGAGAATGAAACTATAACAATAGATGGAGAGTTTAAGCCTGCCTATCCTTATAGTTTAATATATGCTTATGTAAGAAGTTGGGTAGACTTAACAGACACCGTGCCAACAACGATAGTAGTACCGGTAACGGTTACGTCCAACGTATTTAGCTACACCTTTACTTATAACTAAATCTAAAAGCTATGAGAAAATTACTTACTATATTATTGGTATGTGCTTCGTTTATTGCACAAGCTCAAATAGAGGGCATCTTATCAAGGGATTGCGTTTTTAAACAGTCAATTGAATTTTCAGATTCGATTATAAAGACAATACAAAAAGGTGAGAAATTAATTTTATTTAAGTTAGAAGATGTTTTTTTCTCAGCAGAATATGAAGGGAAAAGGGGTTACATTGTTGATGTTTGCTTTAAATTTACTGATGAGTTTTTAACTTTCTATGAAAAAGAGTTGGAACGGGTTAAAAAAGAAGAAGATGAACAAAGAAGGATAGAAATACAGCAATGGCATGATTTTTTAATTACAGAATTTGGCAGAATAAATGCAAATAGAATATTAAATCATCAATATTGGATAGGAATGACGGCAGTTATGGCATCAAACAGTTTAGGTTCTCCAAAAGACATTAATAAATCAGTGGGTTCATGGGGAGTACATGAGCAGTGGGTTTATGATAATACATATCTATACTTTGAAAATGGAATATTAACAAGCTATCAGAATTAACCATTACGGTTGGGCTGTGTTCATGGAATCAGAACGGGGAATTGCTTAGGTTCGATTAAACTCCGCACTTATAATAAACAATTCCTATTAGTAGGGGAGGTTCACGCCTCCCCTTTTTTTAACCTCTTAATTTTCCTTTCAAGTTTGCGAGCCCAAACCTAAAATTTAAAGTCCGGGAATCCGAAGTATGAGGATGGAGGACTTTGAATTTTGGGTTTGTCATCCGACAAAGATATATACATCATTATTAAAATCCAAACTATTTTTATAATTTTTTGCTACCTTTAGCCGGTGGTCCCGTGGCACGTTTTTTTAATCTGCAAACTTTTCCCTGATATTTTTTGGTACGAATTCCTCATTAGTTGCCGCAACCAAGTGGTTGCACGAATAACCTCCGGCTTTTGACCTGAATGTTTGTGCGTTGGTATTAGGTTTTAGTCCCGCTAAACTTACTTTTTTACCGTTAATAGTTCCCTTTGTAATTTTATCAAACTCCGATATATGAATCCATCTTTTTTTTACTAAAGCAATGCAAAAATCCCTGCTTTTTTCAACCAAAGCTCCGGTATATTGAAACCACTCCATGCCTAAATCTTCGCTTACTATTTGATTATATTCCCTTGCAAATCCATTGAGAGAATCGGTTGTAAGCACTTGGGTATAACGGGACAAAGCACCGGTTCCCTTGTCGGTCTTAGTAAGGAAGGTTCTCATCTCATCCATGAGATCGTTAAACCCCGCCCCCTCGGTGATGTTTCTCTCTACAATCTGAGCCGCCTTCTCGGTGATGTTAGACCTTATACCTGCCTCTGTAAGACCTTCGACCATTGCATCTACTGAGGTCTTTTTTAACTGATTGACAAAGGCGGGTAATTTAAACCCTTTTTGCAAGCTGGCAAAATACTCTGTTTGTAGTTCGGTTACTTTCTCAAATGACTGACCAAATACATTGACTTGTTTGAGGTACTTATCATTAAGAACAGCGTTTTGGATTTCTCTTTTTAAGCGGTTGATCTTACGCAGGTTGGCAACCGTAGGGCGTATGTCGCCCCTTCTAATATCCAAGTCCCTTAGAAGTAATTGAATACGGTTAAGTATATCCTTTTGAAGTCGTGGGATACTCTCATTAAAACTATCTACTGAGCCGTCTATTAAGTCATTCAGTTGGCTCAGGAGGGACTGGCTCTGTTGGAGGGACATCTTTAGGTTTTAGTTCTAAAATCTTTTCATCAGTCATCTTGCGTATTAACTTTAATTGCTGTTCGGGCTTCATGGTTAGAAACTTATCATCCTCCTGGATAGCTTTAGAGACGAAATAATCAGCATATAGAGCCGTTACAGCATCGGCTTTAGTTATTAAACGGCTCATTTCCATATCAGCTACCTCCTCACTTGACGAAGTGTTAAAAGGATTGACTTCATTGGAAATTCTTAACCTATCCCTTATCTCCGGTTGGTCTCTGAATTTCTTATTGATGAGATCGGTTTGCATTTCATTGATGATAGTAGGATCAACTTTTGCCTCCATTGCTTTACTCAGTTGCTCTATTAAGGCGTTTTCTGTTAAAAGGTCAAAATGCTCCGGCACTTGAATAGTAGGTAGCATCTTTTCTCTCTCCTGCTCACTCACCAACTCCCCGTAACGATATTCTGTTATTAACCTATATATCAGTTTCAGCACGTTATTAACAATATGAAAAGCTACTCCATAGACAAAGTTATTCAACTCCTCTTTGTCTACTTCTTTGGCTTTGCCTGACTGATTAAGTGGGGTATCGGCTAAGAACTCCATATTAAGCGATGACAAAGCCCTGTGAATATGATTATCTATTCTCTCATCTTGTATCTTTACTATTTCAATGTCTTTGGTAATATAACCTGCGGGTGGTACTGGAACGGGTTGTTTGTCCGATCCCTGCTGGCGCAATATCATCTGTTTGTAGGGGCTTACGGGCATTGCCCCGCTTCCTTTACAGTCCCCACAGGCAATGGGGCTTCCTTTCTTTATAATTTTACCCGTCCCCGAACAGGTTTGACAATCCTGTCCCTGAAACGCCCAAAGAGTAGAGTGTATGTGTTGCACGACCTCTGCCTGAAGGTCGGAATACTCCCTTGCAGCTTCGTCCATTCTCGGCAGCATAGGAGTAAGAAAAGAGTCATATAAAGGTAAGTTGTCTATTATTAACCTAATTACTCCACCGTTAAATATGACCGGAAGCGCTTTAAGTTTTAAGACCTCTATCTGTTTATGAGAAAAGTTTCTCTCATCGTCTGATTGCTGGACATTCCATATTCCCTGCTTAGTAATTATCTTAAATATCGGCACTCTCATTACCTGGCCTGCCTTTGTCTTGAACTCGCCTGTCTCATTACTTCTAAAAATAGCTACCTCACTTGAGTAGAATAACATATTTATCGAAGGTACATAACTCACAAATGGTTTTTTAAATTCGTTACTCTCTACCTTTTCAAGTGGCATCACAACCATATATCCGTTAGGGTCACCGAGTATCTTTTTAATCCCAAATACAAATAACCAATTAGTCAATGAGCTAAAGACGGGATAGTTTTTTTCAGCATAATCTTCTAACGTCTCGCCCTCCTTAATTTTAGTCGGCACAACCGCTTTAGAGTAGTCAATTTTCCAATCCTCGCTTCTTACTATCTTATTCAAAGAATTAATGACTTTAAAGCATGGTTCTTTAGTAATAGAGGCATATATCGTCCTTCGATATGTCTTAATTGTTTCGCTCTCAGACGGTCTGCGGTCATCTATAAGGTTAGAGAAATAAGGGTTATGCCTTACGTGGTCAAGGTGCAGCATCCTCATATATTTAAAGGGATCAAACTTTTCTTCCTCTAATTTAGGGAACTTAAACCCGTCAATATGAAAAGACAGGTGATCCATTATGTCCACTGCCTTATCATAGGCAGCATGTCTCGCACCGCCTTTGATGTACTTGTCTATTAATGCCTTATTTACTGTTATCATAGGTTTTGTCTTCCGGGCATCCATCCTCTTTTGTCTAACCAAAAGAACGGAAACCTTTGATTGAACTGATTGCAATAAAATTGCACTAAATTATTATAGGTCTTTTTCATCATAGGGTGAGATATATGACCACCCATAGAATAAGCGTAAAACCCATTGTTAAGGTCAGCGCCTTGTAAACGTAAGTGCTCGGCACTCTCCCAATAGAAGGGCTTGTAATTGTCCTTGTGGGGGTATATCTTATTCTTAATCATTGAGATAGTAAACGGTAATTCGTCAGGCATCCCGCCATTGAAAAACCTGCTTATGTTAAAACTATCATCATCGAACAATTTAAAAGCATCTGCAAACAACTTACTGACCTCTTTTGTTCTTTTGAAGTAAATCATTTCACTGCTGAGGTTGTAAAATCTGCCTTCCTTGAATTTAAACACTTCCTTAATATGTTTAGGTGAAGCCCAAATACCAAAGGCATCCGTCAAGTTATCACTCTCCAAAGCCATCCAACTACGATTAGCCATTGTGAAATCTGTGTTTAACTCGTTAAAGAGTGTCATTACAGACCTTTTAGGAAGCCAAACCATATCGGCATCTAAATATATCGTCTCTCCGTAAGGACTTAACTTATAGAGGGCTGTTTTAGCTTTTAAGTATTGAATACGCCCATCGGTACTATAATATTTAGCAGGCACTTCTTTTACCTTGTCAAACAATGATTTGTCAACAATCTGTGTTATTCCACTCCCTGCATAGAGTAATGAGATTTTAACTTCGGGACAGGTATATTTTAAACTCATTGCCAGGTTATATGCCCATCGTCCCCAATAGGCGTGTCCGAGTGCTAATATGACAACTCCCCTGTCGGGGTTTTTTGTTTTCGGTGTTTGTTTTGCTTTCATTCGTTCCGGTTTATTTGGTTAGGTTGACTTGTTTCTTCTATTTCTATTGTTGCGTTCATTAAATCCTTAAAGAGTACCCTTGAATCGTTAGGTGCTGAGGGTTCGTACTCATCGTCCATAATGTATGACTTTCCGTTGATAGTTCGGTTATCTTGCATAAAAAAGGCAGCTATGGCATCATGTATGTATTCAGGGGCAAAATATATGTCTAAAAGTTTCGTTTTTCTCATATCAGAGTAGTCCATGCTTTTTCGTCCTGCTGAGTCCTCTCCAATATTTCTCTTTGAGGGATATTTCGCTCCCCTGAAATTACAGGTAACCCTTAGCTTATGCTGAAAAGTAAGTATCGCTCCGCCTGTTATTACGCTATAATCATAACTGCGCCACCTGTTTTCATTGCTCCATACCCAAAGGAAAGTACAGTCATGTGCGTCCTGAAGGTCAAAACATTCGCTCTGCCCGTCAAAATTTCCGAGTTTACTTACTATCACATTATCTACCCCTAAATTTCCTACCCCTGCAACATCGGCAAACAAAAACACTAATTGTCCGTTTACAGTACAGATCAAAGTTTCTGTGAAAGTGCCGTTTCCGTTTCTTGTAGTGCCTAACGTATTGCCTACTTTTAAAGTTACCTCACCTGATACATAACCTACAACATCATAAGTAACGGTATATTCCACACCTACCTCAAGCAATGATATAAAAGCAGCATTTATAAAATCACCCGTAAAAACAAAAGCCATGCTCTGAACTGCTGATGGTATAGTTACCCCTCCAAATGTACCCCATCCCTGATTAGTCTCAAAGGTGTCCTCAAGGATATTACCAGGATCTCCCACAGAACCGCCTTGTAAGAATACTCTTATCTCTCTGCAACCATTGGTAACCGTTACATCATTCGTCCAATTAAAATCTACCGTTATTACGTTGTTCTCGGTGCTTCCTGTGATAGCTGCCGGAGGTACGGTGTCTATTGTTAATCCTGTCTCTACGTTAAATATCTCTACTGTGTAGTCGGCTGCGGTTGCTATTTGTACCACAGAGAGGTTGCTAACAGCCCCGTCAAAGGCAGAGCCTACTGAAAACCTGAAATCTCCGTTTACCGGTGTCCATATTATATGATATGTGTATGTTCCGTTTTCTATGATATTTGTTAAATTCAAGCCATGAAGCGGAAGGATAAACCCTGCTGTCATATCTGTAATGGTTACCGTAACCCGATAATAGTTTCCTGTTGTAAATACCGATAACTGTTTTAACCTTTGGGTGTTACCTATAAGATGAGTTGCTTTGTTATTAAGGATGCTCCATCCCTGGCCGCACCAACTCTCTATGCCACAAATAGAATTATGCGATCCGTCAGGAAAACCCCCGTCAGCTACTAAATTAACTGTCTCTGCAGCTAAGAACTGAAAGGTAATGTTATCCCCCTGTTCTGTGGGCTGACAAAATAATTGGTTAGTACCACAATCCTCTGCCTTTGGTGGTGCAAATAAATTAACACTCCCAAATTTAAGGTACTCGGTTGCTTTGCCTATGAATTGTGCCATTAGATTCTAAATGCTACTATCTGTATATCACAAGGCGCTGTGTCCGCCTGTGCTATGATAGTATCTATTTGAGTAAATGCTGCAAATGCGCCCTCTGTCGTAGATACGCTTATGTCTGTGTTCCAAAAGAACATAAACCTGCCAGCGTCCAGCTTAAAATCTACGGTATGCGCTCCCGTGTCTGCAAGACGCAATCTGACAAAATTAGTATCGTCTTTATTAATGACAAACACACCGTCAAAATCCAAAGCCCCGCCCGTTTCAATGTCTGAGGCATCTAATATTGTTACCTCTGCTGCAATGCCTATGTTTTTTGTGTTTGACTCTCCCTCTGTGTTGGAAGATACAGTTACGCTTTCGCTTACGTCTGCAATTTTTAATCCTGTTAGCCCGGTTATGGCTGCTACTATGGCAGCGTTAGCTGGAGTGATTACTGTTGCCATTGTTTAAGTTATTAGTTGATAATCTGTCTCGCTTGTCTCAACCTTGTAATCTATTTTGTCAATCCAAGCAAGTTTGTCTAATGCAGGGTCACTGCCTTCGTTAAATTTTATTCTCCTTAGTGATTGACTTATTAACGTATTAAAGTCGGTAAAGTTAGTATTTTTTTGAAACCTGTATGTCAACACTCTATAATTTTCGGGTTGGAAATATTCATAAACTCCGGCATCGTTATCTGCACCGAGACATTTGAATATTGTTGAGTCCTTAACTACTGTAACGGTAACAGCATCAGTAGGCGTAAGATTTTCTGATACGATTTGTATAGAACTTCTTACCCTTATTCTCTCTCCTGTCGAACAAGTCATAGATACTGTTAAATCAGGTGCGCTAAATCCCTGTACATCCAAAGTAGTTGCTGTTAAAGAAACTTGTGTGCCAAATAGCTCCTGCGATTCTTGTATAACGCTTAATCCTGCGTTCCATCGTTGAATCTCTACTCTGCCTCTAAATGCGATTGTCCTTGAAGTTACACCACCGGGTAACAAGACGCCCACCCTTACTCTCGACCTAAACGTAAAGACCCCGTTAAATGGTATTTCGTAATAATGATTAGGTACGGCTGCATTGAAATTAGCTCCTAAATCAAAACCCGGAAATGTAGAATCGTCATCAAAATCCACAACGGTTACCAACACAATAATTGAAGGGATTGCTCCAACAAGATTGAATGAACTTGTATTTGATTTGAATGCAAAACAAGGCGTGATTTGAGCAGATAAGTATTTAGAAATAGAAAGCGGTATTGAGTTTATCTGCCTTAATATTACTTGATCGTTGGTAAGTCCTTTATTGTAGTGGAAATCAGGTGTGCCAAATTTGCTTGTCAGTGTACCTGCTGTGTTGCCTGTTACAATGATAGTGTCTTCGTCAAACTCATCGTCTGCTGTTCCGATGTTAACAACTACGATCTTTTCAATGACATTATTATCTGTTATGTAGTCGGTCTTTAAATCTAACGCTTTATCTACGTTAGAGAATCCCTCAATTAGATAATCCTCATCTCTAAATGAGAAAAACCTTGTCGTAGTAGAAAAATTACCTGACTTCTCAAAAATGTTATTTCCTACTCCTAAGTGTGAAAATAACTTGCTCCTGTCAACTTTTAGTTCTAAATCTTGTATATTGCGGATTGTAAAAGATGTGTCGGTTTCAAAGAAAAACTCTTTTTCCTCAATTCTCATCACGGGATCGCCATTACTATCCGTTTCGATAACAAAACTGATATTATGAGTTCGTTGTAAAAATTGAAACAGTCCTTTAAAACTTATATTAGGGTGTTGTCCTATTCCGGTTCGTATTTCTTCTCCTGTTGTAACATAAAGTAAACCGCCTTCAAAGTTTGACGGGGTAGTTAGATATGTAGATACTACGCCCTTAACTACATCGTCTGTCATAAATCTAACGAGAAAATCAAGTGCATCGCTTACAAGATAATGGTCTCTATTGCCAAATCCAAAGAATACTCCAGTCGCAGGTGTGAAATAGTCAAGCTGAAAAGCTGTTGGGGTTGTTATCTGTACTCCATTCTTTGTAAATTCTGAATTTAGAAAGGTCTTTATGTTTTTATTATTATCTATTGCTCCGAAAAAACTAATATCTTGTAATTTTACCCTTGCTGTTCTTTTGTTAAGGTTGAAAAGAATATCACTCAATAGGATAAGCCCTGTAAACAACCTGTCATAATTCCCGCTATCATTCAGGACATCAATATTTGCCGTTATCTTATCATTGTAATTTACAACAAACTTTTCGTTTAGTAAGTCATAACCGTCCTTAATAAAAGTTAACTCAGAGGTAAAAATGAGTAACAACCCTTGAATATCCTCCTGTCGCTCTAAGGTTATTTTAATATCCTCCCAGTTCTCCGGGTTGCGTATTAAAGTAGTGCCGTCTAATGTGAATCTATATTTTTCCATTACCAATTATGACTTGCTCTTTTCATTGAGGGTATCATACCCCGTAATAGCTTGTTGTTTTCAGATAGTAACCCTATTTGTTTACGTTGGTTTCTTTTGTGGTCGAAATCGTCATAAGGTATTTGATCGGCTTGATTTGAATATTGCTTAATAATCGGCATCTGATACTTCATAAATACAAATCTCTCAAACTTATTCTGTAACATAGCGTCTAATTCTGCACTATGCTTTCTGCTTTGCTCTGACGGGATAACATACTCACTTTTTTTTATCAGTGCCGGTATTTCTTCGTCTGATTGCTCTCCTCTTTTACCCTTGTGGAATGTTGGTATTGGCTGCGCTGCTATTGTAGCTATCTCTGCTGCGCCAATCACCCCAACTAAGGCGGCTAAAACAATACCAGCTGGCGGGGGTACCTCCAAAGCAGCGGTTACGCCAATGGCTACGTTTATTGCAGCAGTGATAAGGGCTGCAATCTGATCTGCCTTTGCCTGTTTAGTTAGAATAGCAGCCCTTTCCCTGTCGAATTGCTTAGTAATTCTAAGTCGTTCATCTGCTAATTCGCCCTCTGCTAATCCCCTACTCTCTAATGACTTAATAGCTGCTTTGCGCTCATTCTCTATGCCTATCAGTTTGCCTTCATTAATATTGGATATTACATGAAATAATGCCTCCTCGGCTTCAATAGCAACATTGGCAGCGTTTCGTCTGTTTGCTTTAATAAGAGCTATTCTTTCTGCTTCTTCTTCTGCATTTCTTTGTCTTTCTTTCTCTAAAAATTCTCCTAACGTAATGTCATCTGCGGTTATTTTCTGAAGATCCTCACGTATTGGTTTTAATCTCTTAAATTCAAATCCTAAATCAGCTATTGCATCAGTTAACAAGATAGTGGCATCTTTGGCTTTTTTGGTTGCTTTTGCATATTCTATTAAAGTATCTTTTGAGAGGTTGCCTGCTAATGCTTGTTCCTCAAGTTCCCTTTTGAGTTCTGTAATACGTTTTTTTAATACTTTTAAAGCCGAGACGGCTATCTTTGTTGCAGCCGTGCTTTTTTCTGTTATTTCGGTTTCTTCTTCGTTTTCTTCGTTTAACTCTTTAATGATTTTTAATGCTATTCGTCTTTGTATAATTAATTTCTGTTGCTCCTCATTAAATCCAAATAAAGCAATTTTTCCCTGTTCAAATAAAGTTAATTCCCGCCCTAAATCCTTTTCAAGAAGTTTAACATTTAACCTCATCTCTCCCATCAACTTGTCTGTGTCTGTCATTAAATTTAAAAACCCTGTTAAAGCATCTGTTGCCAATCTTAATACAGGTAACCCGTCATCTTGGCCTGTAATAAACTCTGCATACGCATTACTCAATTCATCTAATGATCCGTCTAAGTTATCGGTATTGATACGCATCTGTTCCATTGCGTTACCCGTCTCATTCAGGTTGCCGTTTAGTTCCTCAAATATGTCTCGTTGTTTGATAAGCGTGAGAAGTCCTTTAGCACCCTCAATTTGTACCAGCTTAGTAGCATCCTTAAAGCTAAGATTGCGTTTCTCCAATTCTTCTAACGCTGCTGCCAATCCTACCACAGAAGGGTTAATTTTATCATCATTTTGTTTGGAAAGTTGCGCTAAGACGGCATTTAATGAAGTTCCTGCCATTGATCCCCTGATAGCACCTTTAGCAAGTGCCTGGATAGCAGCAGTAGTTGTTTCAAAACTTAATCCAGTTGCGTCTGCTGAGGCGCCCGCCATCCTTAATGCCTCTGAAGTATCAACAATAAAGGATGATCCCTTTTGTTGCGAAGTGGCGAATATATCTGTGAACTTAGCAGCATCGTCAGCAGATGCGCCAAATTGGTTCATAGCACTTGTCAGGGCATCGGCAGCTTGTACGGTATCTATTCCGGCTGCCTTAGCCAATATAAGGGCTTGTTCGGTTACGGCTGCAAGGGCTTTCTGGTTCTTCAGTAGTTCGGGTTGTGCAGAACCAATAATCGTAAATGCCTTTACTACCTCTATCCCTGCCGTTTTGGTTGCCCTGCCTATCTCAAATGCTGCTTTTTTAAAGAACTCCATCTCTTTTACCGTACTACCTGTAATGGAGCGCAGCGTGGACATCTCTTTCTCAAAGTCCTTTAGAATTTTAATAGCATCACCTACAACTTGCTTTATAGCAAAAGCCCCTATTAAAGCAGTTCCCATTACAAGAGCTTGTTTACCAAGTCCTTTTAAAAGGGATGTTGATTCCTTAGTGGATTCCTGAAATTCTTTGGAGGTCTTTTTAAAAGAGGCGGCATTATTCTTATCTATCTTGCCTAACTTTTGAAGTTTGGTAATAGTAGGATCAAGGGCTTTGGAATCACCCTCAACTTTTATAACTACCTTTTCAAGTGTCGCCATCTAACCAAATTCATTAAATTTTGGCTGATGGCTTTTGTTTGCCCGTAGATAGTTCTCAAATAGAACATGATAATCATAGTAACTTAATAAATGTAACTCGTTTAAACTTATTCCGTTGGACTCTGCGATCCTGACATTTTGCTGTAATCTGTCGTCCCTATATTGTTGGATAGTATGGTAGAAATGGTTGCCAAATGCTCCTGATTTATCTTGCTCCCCACCTCCATATATGTTAGTAAATCTTTGTCTGACAAGTTCGGTGAGCCAACTGTAATCTTGAATAGCTTGATTAAAAACATTGGGTCTGATTGTGCTTTTTTTTTAAACCGTTGTATCTTCTCCTGCCCGTATTTGAAGTCGTAATCATGTGGGTTTTCAGTTGTGTCGAAGATTATTACTGAGGCAATCTTATAAATCATATCTGATTCATGTATCATATCAAGACGCTCCTTTAGCTGTAAGTTGAGTTGTGATACTTTCTGAATATCTATTGACTTGTCGCTCAATATGACATCCATTGCCTTAGTATGCTCCTGTAAGTATTCCCTTGAGCATCGCATACTTAACTCATTGAAGTAATCATTAGCTGCGAACATACGCTGACAGTTGGTCTTTGATATGTCTTTGTAGCGGTAGTGTTTTAACCCGTCTAAGGTGAACAGGTAATCGGTGGGGTGTTCGGTCCTTAAAGAGCCGTTGCGTCTGTGGAAAAAGTTTAATACACTCATAACTTTGCGATGTCGGCTTTTAGTTCTTTGATTTGAGTTTCGTAATGTTTTACATCTTCTTCAAATCCTGTAAGTAATTTTTTATCTTTAATTTTTCCTTCGGCAAGCATTTCTTTTCTCGCCTTGATGCCATTTTCAAACCTCGTTATCTCAGCTTGGAGTACCGTTATTGAGTATTTCATTTAGTCGTGGTGTTAAATCGTTAATATTTCCGTTAGATATTGCCCGTCCTGACCTTTTTATGACTGCTGTCGTGCCCCTGACTATCCACACTTCTAATCCCGTTCCGTTCTTATACTTTACCATGCCGCCCCCGCAATTACACCTTTTGTATTCCCAAAATCCTTTTTCTGTTAATACCTGGGGCGCACTACTTAAAAAAGCTGGCATATATCAAATGGTTAAGACCTGAGAGTGCAAATATATAAAATAAATAAAAAACTGCGTTATAAATTGTAAAGTCATACATAAACCAATATACATAAAGAGAGTGAACCGATGCCATGCAGAGAATGCAACCGTAAATGGGGTTAGTGATCCATGTAGAGAGGTTGCGGGTGTACCACTTCACCCACCACAATACTTTCTTTTCTACCGGCTTCTTATCTACGTCTAATTCGTAATCAACGGCATTTGCAATGCCTACTATCAGGAGGGAGTTGAATATGAGTATAGTAATTAGTTCAATCAAGATATTCCCAAAATTTTAAGTTCATCTCTCATAAATGTATGGCACATATACCTGAAGCAATCTAAGAAATCTGCCCGTTGCTCCTCTTTTGACCTGTTGTCCTTAATTATCTTTAGCTTTTCCGGGTCATATTCTACGTTTTTCATATCCCAAATAGTCCTTTCGCAGCTTTTTTCGTCAAAGATAATAAAACTTTTATTAAGCAAGCTATTTACTTCTATTCTACTGATTCTATGTAATGGATTTTTGCCCGGCAACTTTATCTGCCCGTCTGTCAGCTTTAAATTTTCTTTTATCTTGCGATAATATGTCATCCCCTTTTTTATAGCCGTTGATTGCTCTCCGGTCTGGTCGCCTGTGATTATGAATAAAGCATTGGGATATTTGGCTTTAATTCTATCACATAGCTCGTCAATATCTGCTTGTTTAACATATATTTCATCTACAACATTCAATTTGTTAAATTCCGGCTTTTGAGCAACGATACAAGTAACTGGCTCTTTATTGAAATCAAAACTAAGTAGTGTTTCTAAATTAGCATCCCATGTACATGACCCGATATGATTGTCATTAAAAGTAAATGCAAACGCCAACGCTGCCCTATCTAAGCTCTCTGCAAGTATTTCCTGCCTGAACTCAAAATCGTCCATCTGCGCCCTCATCATATCAATCTCTTTTTTAGAGATATAAGGATTTGTATAGGTGGATAGCGTCCACGACATCCAGTTATCGTATTTGCGTGGGTTCTCTTCTGCTAATTCTGTAAAATAGGTCTTTTTACCTTTAGGTGTGGAAAGAATCCAACAATCACCCTCATAATCCGCTAAAGTAGGTCTAATCGTCTGCCCCCATGCTTCCTGAAATTTAAGGGCTTTCTCTGCCTCATCCACAATCGCCCTTTTGTATTTACGACCTCTGCCGGAGTTGGGTTCTTCCATGCTCCAAAAATCAATCTTGCCACCTGTTATTAAGGTGATTTGTTTTAACTGTTCGTTCTTTGATTGAATAATATCATTGAGAACGTATTTTAGCTCCAACCATACTTCATTAAGGTCTTTGTAAGTAGGACACCAATACCCTACAGAACAGCCGTCAAGCATGGTATTTATAGAAAGGTCTTTAGCGAGTTCTGTTTTACCCCAGCGCCTGCCAATTCGTAGTACGTTAAACCTTTTGGCTTCGCTTAGAACTTGCTGTTGTGCGGTGTGAAGTTTAAGTAGTTTTAGGGTTATTTCCTTCACGGATAACTTTGATTAATAATTCGCCAGTCATTTGACCTTGCATTTCAGTCGGAATAAGTTTTGATGCTATTTTATAAAAATCAGTTTCATTTTCCAGTGCCCATATTAACATTCCCTTGTCTTTTTTCCTTTCAAGTTCGCAATAAGTTTGCATTACTAACTCTTTAAAAGAAGTAGTTAGTTTATTTTGAGTCCCTTTTTGCCTTCCGCCAAATTTTTTGCCTGTTGTATTTGCCATAACTATTTTAAACTACTTTGGTTTATACGCTTCTCT